ATCTAATTCATATGTTTGGCATGTCTTGGCATCTTTGAACCATTCTGTGCGAAGATTCATTGACATTGCCAACGCTTGAAAACTCCTGTTATGTTGCTGTTTTTCTGAACAATTTGAAATCTTGCAATATTCCCCAACTAAGTGAACTAATTCATGGACAAATGTTTCCAGTCCTTTAGTGTCCCAGTTGTTAGGTTGCAAGAATCTCTCCTTAATCTGTATTGCATTATCCCAATCCCGATAATGTGCCAAGTCTGACTCATTCCGGTTTTCATTGAATAAAGGCTGTATTTCAATTTTTACATTGTGAAGAAAGGTTTCTACTCTGTCAGAATTGAAAAGCTCTTCATATTTTTCATGCTGTGGAACCATCTTTTTTCCTTCTTTCTTGTGCCAGAAGAAGAGTGAATCTTGGCTGTGATTAATTCCGGCTCCTGTTGGTTCCGGCTGTGTAATCATGAGTTTGGGATAATTCATAATTGCAGAGTTAAAGCCTTCAGCGTTTAGGTTCTCAAAGTCCATTTGCCTTTTAGCATCTGGAAAGAATTTATCTTTCGTATTCCTGTCCACTTTATTTCCTATGCATTGCTCTAGTGAATCCGGCAATAAACCACCTTTAGAAATATCCTTCCAAGTTAGAAAGGCTATTGTGAATTGGTTCAAGAACTCCACTTGTCTTGCTGTATGATTCTTGACTTTAGAATCTACTTTTATTTTTAATGTTGTCATCTTATCTCCTTTGCTATGACAATTTAATTTATGTAAATTCATATTAAACTATATTAATAATAATTACAATAATAAAGGCAATAATAATAAATTAATCTTGGAAAAGAATTAAAAGTATTTATATTGTTTCTTTTATACTTGGGGACAATATCCATTTAAATAGTCTTAAAGTGTCAATACATAAGCGTTGTAAATATTTATATCTTTTATAATATGTGAGGGTACAATGACACATCATTTACAATATTAATATTGTTTATAAATAGTATTGTTAATATGTAATATAAAAATATGGTGTCAGTCTACACTCCCACAGCCACAGCAACACCACCGATACACATGCAACAATATTATGTATGTATATGTAGTAGTCAGAGCGTTGAGATATGTTGACCACATATGTAAAATACAGCGTGGCACTTTTATACACCCCCTCTAGGGGGGTGTAAAATGCCATGCAATACATGGGGTAGAGATTATTAAGAGAAGGGGTGTATAATACTTTTCATGGCAAAACAAAAAGGGTACGCATACATAGAAGAAAAGGTTCTTCAAGCAATACCTTGTTGGAATCAATGGACTAGACAACTAAGAAGAATATATTTAGCACTACCGGCATTTGGTTCATCAGATTTTGCGATACAAGAAATATGCGAAGAGCTTGGATTTAATTACGAGAGTGTCCAGAAAAAAATAATTACGACCCCAAGTTTTAAAAAGTATCTTGACATGTATAGAGAAGATAATGCCTACCCTATTGTTTCTGAAAGAGCCGATGGTAAATATACCTACCGAATAAAACATGATGATTTAAAACAGGTATATGGTCAGTACGCAGATATAATTAACTATTTCCATATGGAAGACTTAAAGGCACAGGGCAAAGGTAGCGAGTTTGCATTGAGGGTTATTGACCAGAGAAAACTTGTAGAAATGAATTCATCAGAAATTGAAGAGGATAAGCCGGATGGCAAAGTAGAGGTTAAGTTATTTGATACAGCATAATTTTTATCCGTGGCAAAAGAACATGGTAGATTCGGATGCCAAAATAAAATGGGTACAGGCTGGAAGACGTGCTGGAAAGACAAGAAGTTCTTTAATGGAAGCTATGAATGTTATACAGAAAGCTGCCACAACTCCTGTAACTGTTGGTGATTCTACAGACCAACTAACAGCAAAAGAGGCTAACCTAGTTCCGGAGATTCATGTATGGACAGTCGCACCAACCAGAGCACAGATGCTTCAGGTATGGAATGAGATGCAAACATTTATTCCAGAACAGTATGTAAGAAAGACTAGAAGGAAGGGACAGGCAGGTGGTCGTGGTGGTGGATTTAAACAAGATGACTTACATGTATGGTTAGATTTAAAAAATACTGCCGGCACAACAGATGGTCTATACAGAACAGAAGTATTCTGGGAGTTAAAGTCAGCAGATAATCCAGAATCATTGCAGACTGTTGGATTAGATTTTCTACACATGGCTGAAGCACAGGATATTAAAGAAGGTGCATGGAGCAAGGTAAGACCTACTCTAAACTCTCCGGGTAGATTAGGAAGAGCAATAGTTGAAGGTGTTCCCCCAGAATCTACGCAACATTGGTTTGCAAGAAACTGTAAGATATCAAGAGAGAACCCAACTAAAAGAAGAGCATATTTTCATGCAACTACATTTGACAATACAGGATTAACTCAAGAAGACAGAGAAGAGATTGAAGATGAGAAACAGGCACTTACAGAAGCTGTATGGGAAAGATTCTACATGGCAAAGCAACCAGAGGGTGCAGGTAACTTTTTTACGAATATTGAAGCTGCATATTCCAAAGGTGCTGTAGAACTTGCACGACCAATAGAAGGAAGACACTATGTTGCAGGACTTGACTTGGGAAGAACTAATGACCCTACAGTTATGATTGTTAAAGACAGGCAAACTAGAGAGTCGGTTGCAGTTGTAGAATTAAAAAAGACTGATTGGTCTTTACAGGTAGAAACAATTAAGGCTTTAAGTGTAAGATGGGGAATTGAAGAAATATATATGGACTCAACAGGACTCGGTGGTAAATTTGGAGAAGATGTGCTTTACAGAGAACTGATGGAAGAGAGCATTCCGGTAGTGGGATATAATTTTACTCCACAAAAAAAGTATCAATTATTTCTAGATTATGCTATATCTTTAGAAAAGGAAACTGTGTCTTTCCCTCAAAATTGGGTTAAACTGATAAGTCAGTTGGAAGACATAGGGCATAAAGAAAGTGCAAACAGAGGACACACTTTTTATAACGTGTCTGGTGCACATGATGACTGGGTGGATGCAGAGTGTTTGGCTTTGATGGCTTGTGACCCTGCAATGGAAGGAGTAACTGGTGACAGATTTATTCCTACTTCTATTTCGGGAATCATACCCATGAATGCAAATTCAAACTACATAAATAAAAATTCTAGACTTCAAAGAGTTAAAAAGGCTAGAAAAGAAAAACAATTAGAAGAAGCAGGTATATCAATGGAAGATTACATGCAAACTATAAGAAGCATATAATATGGTTACAACATACGGACAATTATCAGAAGAAGCAAAGCCAGAAGAAGATATAGCTAGAGAAGCAGCCAACCCTATTGATGAACCATTTGTATCAATAGAATGGGTTATTGGAAAATTAAAAGAAGGAAAATTTAAGTTTAGAGAATTTTATGATAACTGTAATGAGTCAGAAGATTTTTATTTAAACAGATTTGATTTTTCTATTCCTGAAACAGGAACAATGCTTAGATTAGGAACAGCACAGTCTGTTGTAAACTCTCTAGTTGCACACGTTACTCCACAATTTATTGACATATCTGTACCTGCTCCCGGAGCAAGGGGTCAGGCAAGAGCAGAAAACATGGAGAAGTTTTTAACAGGTGCAAACCACATGATTGAACAATTTACTCCAACTAGAAGAGAGATTGCAAAACACATGGCACTTTATGGAATTGCATTTGAGAAAACAGAGTTTGCTGCAAATAAATGGGAAGAGTTTCCAGAACCACCAGAAGATGATGAAAACATTGCAGAATATAAAGAAAAACTAAACGACATACTTGACAAAAGAAATATAAACTTTCCAATGCAATCAAGTGCTGTCAATCCTAAAATGATGGTTTGGGATACTAACAATGGTCCCAACCCTAGATGGGTAATACATTTTTACGAAGTAGAAGCAGAATGGGTAAATGCACATTTTCCAAATTGGAAAGGTAAACTTACAGGAACTGTAGAGTTTGTAGAAGTATGGACATACTCACAGGTTGCTTACATGGCTGATGAGAAGTGGGCACTTGAACCTAAAAGGCATGGTTACAATACTTTGCCATTTACTATTTATCATCCTAACACAGGATTATTTACAGAAGGTGTTAAACCAGAAGAGTTGTATAGAGGAATCTTGCATGGCAACTTTGACATGATGAGAGCAGAGTCAAGACTTGCATCTCAATATCTTGACATAGTTGCACAGAGTGCTTGGCAAACTAAAGACTTTACTGGTCCACCGGGTATAACAGAACAAGTAATGGAAATGTACGAAGAAACTCCGGGTGCAAAAAACTTTGTACCACAGAATGTAAGTATAAATCCATCACGAGTTGTTGAACCACCGGCTTCAATTAATATTGCTCAACAGATGATGAGTCAATCTATTGAAGCAAACACAGCACCTGCTGTGGTCAGGGGAGAACGACCACAAGGTGCTGCTAGTGGTTATCATACAGCAGTTTTAGCAGGTATTGCAGCTTTGAACTTTGGTCCATACGTTGAAGCAGCACAAAGAGGACTGCAAAATAGAAACTCAATTATTTTAAATATTGTTGAAAATGTAATTAAAGATAAGGTAACTGTATTTGGAAAAACAGAAACTGGACCATTAGATGCAGTTATTAAACCAAACGACATAAGAGGTCACTATGTAAA